TGCACAACAAGAAGCGGGAGACCGTCCCCAACGACCTGTTCGTCCAGCCCGAGGCCGACATCGCCCGGTCGGTCACGATGACCCGCACCATCGAAGACATGCTGTTCGAGGGCCGCTGTTGGTGGCGCATCACGGGTTTTGACTGGACCGGCTACCCCACGAAGGTCGTGCGGCTGGAGCCCCACAGCGTCACGATCATGAAGAACCTCAAGGTGTACGTCTCGACTGACACCGGGATGACGCAGGGCGCCCGGTGGGAGTACGTGCCGGATAGCGACCTGATCCGGATCGACTCGCCGAACGATCCGCTGCTGGTGGCTGGTGCTCGCGCGATTCGTGACTACCTCCGGCTGTCCCGCACCTCGGCGCGCTACGTCAAGGAGCCGCTGCCACTGGGGTATTTCTCGCCCGCCGACGGCATGGAGGACCCGACCGAGGATGAGGTTCAGGATGTCCTCGACGAGTGGGCGGTGGCGAACCAGCAGCGTACGTGGGGCTACGTCGGCAAGGCGTTGAAGGCCAACCCGCTCCAGTGGTCGCCGGAGCAACTGCAGCTGGCCTCCCAGCGCACGGAAGCCGCGTTGGAGATTGCGCGGCTGACTGGTCTGGACCCCGAGGACCTCGGTATCAACACCACGTCCAGGACGTACCAGAACGCTGAGATGCGCAGGTTGGATTTGCTCGACTTCACGCTCAAGGCGTACGTCACTGCTGTCGAAGACCGGCTGTCGATGGGCGATGTGCTGCCGAGTACGCATTTCGCCCGCTATCAGTTCGACGGTTTCTTGAGGTCTGACACCGAGTCCCGGATGCGGGTCTACGAGGTCGGCCGGAAGGTCGGCGTCTACAACGACGAGCGGATCGCCGAAGCGGAGAACATCCCATCGGCGAAGGCCCCGGCACCACCGAAGGCACCAGTCCCGCCGGCACCGGCGGCAGCGCCTGCCGCGCCCGTTCAGCAGGAGCAGCCCGTGCCCAAGCAGGTCAAGCAGTCCGCCGAACCGTCGTTGACGTTCTCCGATGCCGACACGGGTTCGTTGTCGATCGGCTTTGAGCTGGCTGAGGCCGCTGCGTCGTTCAGCGTGGACAGCACAACGCGGACGGTGTCCGGCGTAGCTGTGCCGTGGGGCGTGGTCGCCAAATCCGCCGGCCGGAAGTGGAAGTTCGCACCCGGTTCTCTGCACTGGGGTGGCGATTCGACCCGAGTCAAGCTCAACCGCGACCACTGCCGGGAAGAGTCGTTCGGCTACGCCGCGAAGCTGGAGAGCGTCGACGTCGGTCTTTCGTCGGCGTTCAAGATCGCTCGCGGTGAGGATGGCGACGAGATGCTCGCTCTCGCCGAGGACAGGGTTTATGACGGCTTCTCCATTGAGGTCGACTTCGATGGGCTGGCCGATGGTTGGGAGCCGGACCCGGATGACGAAACGGTGTGCCTGGTCTATGGCGCCACTTTGCGAGCTGTCGCACTGACGGCGATGCCTGCTTTCGACGGCGCGAGAGTCGCGTCCGTCGCTGCTTCACGAGAGGAAGTCCCCATGTCCGCACCCGTCGCCCCGGCGCCTGCAACCCCGCCCCCGGTGCCGGCCGCGCCGGAACCCGCCCAGGCCCAGGCCGCCGCGCCCGACTTCGCCGAGTTCACCGCTGGGCTCACCGAGTCCATCGGTACCGCGGTGGCGACGGCGTTTGCTGCGCTGCCGATGCCGCAGGCTCCGGAGGGCCGCCAGGTGATCCCCGCTGGGCGCGCCGCGACGGTGATCGAGGGTCCGGTGTACCGGATGAACGGCAGCGGCCCCAGCATGGTCAGGGATGCGTGGAAGGCCCGCACCGAGGGCGATCAGGACGCGCGGGACCGGCTGCGGAAGTTCCAGGCCCAGACGGAGGACGTCGCTGAGCAGGCCCAGTCGGTGAACTTCGCGGCGGCTTCCACGTCGAACGCTGCTGCGGTGATCCCTCCCGGCTACCGGCCGGACTTATATGTCACGCAATTGATGCAGGGGCGTCCATTGGTTTCGGCGGTGTCTCGCGGTGGGTTGACCGACGCGACTCCGTTCACCGTTCCCAAGTTCACCAGCGCGACCGGCATGTCCGCGACGCACGTGGAAGGCACGAACCCCACGGGCGGCACGCTGAACGTCACCACGGCCACCGTCACCCCCGGCGCGATCTCCGGCCTGTTCCAGCTGACCCGCGAGATCGTGGACTCGAGTAACCCTGCGATCGACGCGATCGCGATGCAGTCGATGCAGGAGAGCTACAGCCAGCAAACCGAAGCCAAGCTCTACGCCGAGTTCAACGGCACCAACGGCCAGGGCGGCACCATCACCGCGGGGTTCGTCCCGTCCGGCGCGCAGGCGATCCTGGTGAACGGGCTCAACGGGACCGGTGCCACCGGAACAGCGACGGGTAAGGACCTGATCGCTGCCATTCGGGCACAGGCCGCCCTCTACCCGTTCCGCCGGTTCGCTGCCCCGAACCGGATGCTGCTGTCCTCGGAGGGCACCAGCGCGCTGGCGACGGCAGTAGACAGCACCGGTCGGCCGCTTCTGCCGTCCGTGGGCGCGCAGAACACGAGCGGCGTCGGGAACGCCTTCACTCAGGGCTGGTTCGTCGACGGGTTGCCCGCTCAGCCCGCGTGGTCGATGTCGGGTAACGCGATCGGCGATGGGGACGTGTTGCTGTTCAACAGCAACGACGTGTGGTTCTGGGAGAGCGGTTTGCTCACGTTCCGGTTCGAGGAGCGCAGCGGCCCAGCGTTGATCGACTTGGCGTTGTTTGGTTACTCGGCGGCTCGGCTGCTGCGTCCGGTTGGCCTGTCCGCGCTTCGCTACTCCACCGTCGCGGTCTGATGGCGGCGCCGAAGCGGCGGGCACCCGCGAAAACTGAGACGACACCGGATTCGGCTTCAGTGGAAACCCCGGACGCCGTTGAGCAGGCCACGGAGCCCGAAGCAGCTGCGGAGCAAACCCCAGAAGCTGAGCCGGAGACCACGACCGACTACACCCGCCGCGCCGGCGGGTACGTCCTCACCGACCGCGGCTGGGTCATCCCGCCGGCGGAAGGGGTCGACCAGGGATGACCACTCCCGAGTACGGCGGCGTGACGATCATCCGGCTCGACGACGGAACTGTGACTGTCACTCAGGCCGACGACGTGATTGGTATGGCCCAGGTGCTGCTCAATCACATGGCGGCGGAGGTGGACGGCGTCCTGACCCTCGACACTGCTGGGGAGTACCGCTACCGCCGTGTCGGTCCATCGGTGAGTGACCCGACGATCATCGTGTTCGAGCGCATCTATGACACACCACCGGTGACCACATGACCTGGCCGCCGACGCTCGCCGAGATGAAGACCGACCAGAAGGTCGATCTGGATGACACCCGCGACGACGAGCGTTTCCAGACGAACCTGGATGCCGCGGTGGCGTTCGTCGAGCGAAATCGGCCTCGGTTCAACTACAGGGCTGATCCGTTGTCGGCCTACCCCGATCCGACAGCGGATCTGCACCTCGGCACGATCCGACTGGCAGCGAGGTGGAAAGACCGGACTCGCTCGCCGGACGGCATGGTCGCGATGGGTGAGATGGGCTCGGCGCGTGTCACGTCGTTTGATCCGGACATCGATCGGATGTTGCGGATCGGGCGGTTCGCGGTGGCGATCGTCGGATGAGCATCGTCGCTGACGCCGCGCTGGCGCTGGAGGCCGCGCTGAAGACGGTGGCTGGTCTGCGGCTCTACCGCCTCGGTGAGACCGTCGACCCGCCCGGCATTGTCGTCGGCCCGCCCCAGTTGGTCTGGGAGAGCTACGGCGCTGGGCCGGCGACGGCGACGTTCGCGGTGTTCGTGATGGTCGCGATGGACGACAAGGCGCTGGAACGGCTGTGGGAGTACGTCACCCCGGTTGCTGAGGCCGTCGAGTCTGTTGCTGATGCGGTCGTGCGTTCAGCGGACCCTGGCGTCTACGCGGCCGGAACCACTGACCTTCCTTGCTACACGCTGCAAGTAGAAATGAGCCTGTCATGAGTGTGCACCAGCGGCGCCTCAAACTGATCAATTTCACCCTCGGCGGAACGTCGTTCGAGTGCCAGGTCTCCAGTTGGAAGCTCGATCCTGGCACGAAGGATGGCGACCGGCAGTACACGTTCTGCCCTGATGGGACGTTCGTGGAGGAAACCGACGATGAGCCGACGCTTGAGCTGAAGTTCTTCAGCGACTGGCGTTCTGGTGGCATCTCGGACTTCTTGTGGTCGAACCCGAACGTCGAAGCGGACTTTGTGTTGGACCACCACCCGGACATCGTGGGCGAGCACGAACGCTTCACTGGGAAGGTCCTCATCAAGCCTGCGCCGGTCGGTGGGGATGCTCGCGATACCGAGGTCACGGAGATCACGCTTCAGGTGATCGGCACCCTCGGCAACGGCCTGACCTACGAGAGGATCGGCTGACATGCCACGTACTTCTGTTACCACGCAAGCACTGCCACCTGCTGGCCTGCTCCCGGTGCACACCGCGGTGACCGCGCTGGGTGATGTGGTCGACGTGGGCCGGGTCATCCTGTCGGTGATCAATGGCGGCTCTGGGCCGTGCACGGTGACGGTCCAGACCCCCGGCCTCGTGGACGGTGATCTCGCGGTGGCTGATCGGGTGGTGACTGTGCCGGTGGGCACCACGCCGACGCTGGTCCCAGTGACTTCGGCGGCTTATCGGCAGCCGACGAGCACGGGCGCGGACTCCGGTCGCGCGTACGTCGACTACTCGCCGATCACGTCCGTGACGCGTGCGGTGGTGTCCCTGTGATCACGGTTGAGGTGCGCCCGGACGGTGGCGACCCGTACAAACTCACCGCTACGTCCCGCGATGTCGCGTTCTGGGAGAAGACGCACCGCGGGAAGAAGATGGCCGACCTGAATGAGCCGGCGGTGCTCGACCTGTACGCCATCGCGCACATCGCTGCTCGCCGCCAGGGAATGTTCAGCGGGACTGCCGAAGAGTTCATCGAAACCAACGACATCACGCAGGAGGACGACGGGGAGCCGGACCCTACCCGGACGGCTCCCTGAGTCGCACTGCCGTCGAGTTGGCGATAGCAACCCACATCCCCCCAGGCGTGTGGCTTGACGAGGGGGAGCAGGCGATCGTCACGGCGATCGACATTTTGAGGGAGGTGAACAAGGCCGCGCGTGCCGGCCAGGGCGGATCTGCCCATCGTGCGTCCGGGGCCGGTGGCCCGATCTACTCAGGCTGACCCCGGAAGGCGGTGAACTCATGGCGAAGACCTCGTTGACGCTCAAGATCAAGCTCGACGGTGCGCGGGAAATCCTGGCGGCGTTCCGCCAGCTGCCGAAGGACGCGAGTGCGTCTCTGCGGACACGCACGCTGGAGCTGTCGAAGGTGCTCGCTGATCGGGCGGCTCAGGCTGCTCGCAGCGATTCGCGGCAGTCTGCGCTCCTGGCGGGCACGGTGAAGGCCACGCGGGACCGGGTGCCAGCGGTGCAGGTCGGTGGCGCGCGTCGGGTGGGCCGCAACCGGGCACCTGCATGGGGCATTTTGTTCGGGTCCGAGTTCGGCATGAACAGCCATTCCGGGTGGTACGCCGCCCCGCGGTACGACGGTTCGTTGGGGGATCAGTATCGGGAGAACCGGGGTCGCCAGGGTTACTGGTTCTTCCCCATCGTTAAGGAGCACTCCGACGACATCTCGCGCGCGTGGAGCCGGGTGGTCGACGACGTGATCCGGCAGTTCGGGGAGAGCTGATGGCCGCCGGCGTACGCACCCTGAAGATCCGTTTCGACGGTGACACGAAGGATCTCGCGGCGGCGACGAAGATCGCGGAGCTGGAGGTCAGCAAGTTTTCGAAGAGTGTCTCGAAGACTGTTTCCGCTGCTGGTGATGATGGTGGGAAGGGGTTTTTCAGCAAGGTCATGTCGTGGATGTCGCAGCTCGGGTCGGGCATGACGGATGCGGCTTCGTCTTTGGGCAGCGGTTTGGCGAAGGGTGTCCAGTCCAACCCGTATATCGGCGCGGCCATCGCCGCCGCGATCCTCGCTGTGACGGTCGTGTTGATGCCTGCTATCGGGATGGCGCTCGGCGGTGCGCTGGTTCTGGGGTTCGGCGCGGGGATTGTTGGTCTGGGGTTGGTGTTCGCTGCCCAGTCCGACAAGATCAAGTCCGGCTTCACCGCGCTGAAGGATCACATCGTTTCGACGATGAAGGCGATCTCGAAGCCGCTGGAACCTGTGTGGGAGACGATCCTCTCGGCCGCGCGCCGTACCTTCGATTACTTCTCCCCGCTGCTGGCGCAGGCTTTCAAGGATCTGGCGCCGCATCTGTCGTCGTTTTTCGACAACGTGTTCCGGTCGTTTGAGTCGTTCGGCCCAGCGATCAAGCCGATCTCGGATGCTTTCGGTGCGCTGCTCGACGCGATCGGGCCGGAGCTGCCGGGGTGGATGAAGAAGATCTCGGATTCGATCATCTCGATCGCGAACAGCGTGAAGGACAACCCGCAGGGGTTCGCGCTCATGATCGGGTTTTTCTTCGACATGGCTGCGTTCGCGTTGGGCGTGGTCAACGCGCTGGTCAAGGTCTACAACTGGTTCACAATCGACTTGCCTGCAGCGCTTACGGTCGCGAAGGAGTGGGTCGTTCTCAAGTGGAACGAGATGGTCGACTTTTTGAAGGGCGTCGGCTTCGCGATCTCCGAGCTCGGGCGGACCCAGTGGCAAGGCGTGATCGATGGCCTCAATACCGCGAAGCAGTGGGTGACCGACCGGTGGAACGACATCACCGGGTTCCTCGCAGGTGTGCGCGACAACGTCGTCGGGTTGGGCCGTTCCATGTGGGATGGCGCGAGGGACGGCGTCAACAACGCGAAGCAGTGGATTGTGGACCGGTGGAACGACGTGGTCGGGTTCGTCACCGGCCTGCCTGGTCGCATCAGCGGCGCCGTGTCGGGC